AGTTTTTTTCTTTAGTTCTCGGTTAGCGTAAGTGTTCAATTTTTCTTGTGTCTCTTTACCATGCCCTGTCAACACAAGAATTGGTTTTGATCCAATTTTATCTGCGGCTTTTAAGTCACTGATTTTATCTCCAACATACCAACCTTTTTTCCAATCAACTTTTAATTCGTCTTTGGCACGATTAAACATTCCAACATTTGGTTTTGCGTAGATATCTTCTTTCATTGACGATGTTGAATAGTAGAGTCCATCGATTGATGAAATGCCATTCTGTCCGAAAATATTCATCAGGTGACTGTGTACATCGTCTACCTGTTGGATGGTTTGTAGACCCTTTGCAATACCGCCTTGATTTGTAAGAATTACAAGTCTATGTCCTTTGTCTCTCAAAATCTTGATTGCCTCAAGGCTTCCCGGTATGGGAACAACTTGATTTGGGTCTGTTATGTAATCACCAATGTCTTTGATAATTGTGCCATCACGATCTAATCCAACAACGGGTAGATTGTGTTTGATTTGAACTGTTGTAATCAAATTTTTTAAATTATATCGACTCATTTTCTTTCACTTTTTGATTGAAGCCATCAACCTGCACCTGTGCTTGTTGCTTCATCTTTATCATTATAGGGTAATATCCTGTCTCTGTCAAGGTTTTTCCCATTAAAGTTAGGAGCATGTTCACATCAGTCACACTCAGTTCTACGCTAATTACTAAATTGTCCATAAGTTTCTCCATAGTTAAATCATAATTTATTTAGTTAGTTCAAATACGAGATTTTGGTAATGATAAATAGAAGATGAAATTCATTAAGGGGCACAAGTAAATGAGTACAAGCAAACCAGCATCGAGAGAAGAATTAAAACAATTCTGCCTTAGAAGACTAGGTGCGCCTCTCTTAGAGATAAACGTGGCAGACGAACAAGTTGAAGATTGCATCGAAATGGCATTCTCATACTACTACGATTATCACTATGACGCAACAGAGAAAGTATATCTAGCACGACAAGTCACACAAACCGACATTGATAATAAGTACCTGTCTATCGAAGACTCTGTTATTGGTATCATCAATATTCTTCCTATTGGTAATAGTTATTCCACAAACAACTTATTCACTTTGAGATATCAGATTGCACTTAACGATTTGTTCGCTTTCAATACAGGACCATTTGCGCCATACTACATGGCATTGCAAAACGTTGCTTTAGCTGAAGAATTGTTTGTTGGTAAACAAGGCATCAGATTTCAAAGACACTCAAACAAGTTATACGTAGACATTGCTTGGGGTGAAAAGATTGTGCTTGGAGAATATATGCTCATTGAAGCATATCAGAAAATCAATCCAGACACATACACAGATATGTATAACGATAGATGGTTACAAAGATATTGCACAGCACTCATTAAAAAACAATGGGGCGAAAACTTGAAAAAGTTTGAAGGACTTTCTATGCCAGGCGGTATTACATTCAATGGACAAAAAATCTGGGATGAAGCTACAGATGAAATTCAAGCTATCGAAGCTGAAATGATTAGTTCATACTCATTACCTGTTACAGACATGCTAGGCTAATCTCATGGCACGTAATCGTCATTTTAATCAGTACACACCTGTCAAACAAGAACAAAATCTTGTTGAAGATTTAGTCATAGAATCTATTAAGATTTATGGTGTAGATGGTTATTACTTACCAAGAACTCACGTAAACTTAGATAAAATTTACGGCGAAGATTCGTCTATGCTTTTTGATGATGCGCTTGAATTAGAATTATACATCAAGAGTTTTGATGGGTTTGCAGGACAAGAAGATTTTCTTTCTAAGTTTGGCTTGCAAATCGATGAATCGATCACATTTGTTGTCGCACAGAAAAGATTCACTCAATCATTGAAGGCATCATTCATAACAGAGTATGGATATAACTTTAAGAATGAAGACGGCGACCATTTACTAGACGAACAACTGTATGATTATGCAAGCATTCTAAGACCAAGAGAGGGAGACTTAATTTGGATCCCAATGCTTAATTACATGTATGAAATCAAATTCACAGAGAACATCGAGAACTTCTTTCAACTAGGTAAACTCTACACATACGAAATGCGTTGTGATAGATTCGAATACTCTAGCGAACGTATTGATACTGAAGTTGCCGACATTGATAATATCGAAACTCAATACAGCATGTCAACTGTCAACAATGAAAAAATACTTGATGAAGAGAATTTCTTAATGTTGCTTGAAGATGATACATTCATTATCAGTGAAGCTGATGTTGTTGTCGCAGCCGAAGTTACCTCAGACAATGATGAAATTGGACAGAAAATTATCGATGATGATATTCTAGACTTCTCAGAACAAAACCCATTCTCATTGACAAGGACTTTCTAATATGATGTTCGGACACGACTTTTACCACGGAACGCTAAGACGTTACGTAATCATGTTTGGTAATTTGTTCAACGAAATTCAAGTTGACAGATATAACGACACAGGAACTAAAATTCAAACGCTGAACGTTCCTATCGAATATGGACCAAAACAAAAGTTCATTCAGAGAGTCACAAGCGACCCTACACTGAATCGTGAGATTTCAGTTACTTTGCCACGACTAGGTTTCGAGTTTACTGGTATGACATATGCGCCAAGCCGTAAACTCAACAGCAGTCACAAAGTAACGAGAGGCGTCAATACTGGCGGTATAGATTTTAACTATATGTACTCACCAGTTCCGTATGACTTTAATTTCTCTTTACATGTGCTTGTTAAAAATACTGAAGACGGCACACAAATCGTAGAGCAAATCGTACCATTCTTCACTCCAGACTTCACTGTCACCATGAAGATGTTGCCTGAGTTAAGTTTAAACATGGACGTACCTATCGAATTGCAATCTATAACGGCAGATGATTCTTATGAAGGTGATTTCGAATCACGTAGAATTCAAACGTGGCAATTAGATTTTGTCATCAAAGGCTATCTGTTTGGTCCAGTTAATAAGTTCAAATACATTATCAAAGAAGATGTTAATCTTATTGATGATAGTTCTGCTATCAACAAAGCTATCATATCTACACAAACGTTCACCGGAAACTCTGAGTTTGGAGTGAGTGAAACTATAACAACAGAAAATGGATATAGATCGTAATGAAAAAAACAGTTGATGATAAATTGAATGATATTTTTGATGTGCAAGGTAAGATTGTTGAGCAAGCATTGCCCGTAGTAGTAGAGCAACCAAAAGATATTGCTGGCGCACCAAATGATGATTCTATTGATGCAGACTATGAATATGCGAGAGAGAATCTAAAGTCATTCATCGAACAAGGCAAAATTGCTATGGAAAACATTATCTTCTTAGCTAAAGAAGGTGAGTCTCCAAGAGCATATGAAGTTGTGGGTCAGCTAATTAAAACGCTATCAGACACGAACAAAGATTTGTTAGACTTAGGTAAAAAAGTAAAAGAATTGAAGAGTAAAAAAGATGACACACAACAACCACAGCATGTGACAAATGCATTGTTTGTTGGTAGCACAGCAGAGTTACAGAAACTAATTGGCAAGAGATGACAGCAAAATCCTATCTAGGAAATTCTCTTTTAAAAGCATCTGGCGTACCACTCAACTTCACGAAAGATGAAATTGAAGAGTACATTAAGTGTGCTGACGATCCGATATATTTTATTGAAACATATTGTAAGATTGTCACGCTAGACCATGGGCTTCAGCCATTCAAACTATACGATTGTCAAAAAAACAAAGTAAAGATTATTCATGAGAATCGTAAAGTTATTCTTATGGAAGGTCGCCAGCAAGGTAAAACAACAACATCGGCTGCTTACATTCTTTGGTACACATTGTTTCAAGGAAGTAAGACTGTAGCGATTCTAGCAAACAAAGCGACAGCCGCTAGAGAAGTTTTATATCGTTATCAAGTCATGTATGAGAATCTTCCTACATGGCTTCAGCAAGGTGTCACTACATGGAACAAAGGTGACATTGCTTTAGAGAATGGGTCAATCGTATTCACAGCCGCAACAAGCGCATCAGGTATTCGTGGTAAGTCAGTTAACTTATTGTACGTTGACGAAGCCGCTATCATACCGAACAATGTAGCAGAACAATTTTTCACCTCAGTTTATCCTACGATTTCTGCTGGTGAAACAACAAAGATTCTGTTAAGTTCTACCCCACTAGGATACAACCACTTCTGGAAGTTCTGGAATGATGCAGAGAACGATAGAAACGGGTTCGTGAATCTATTCATTCCATACTGGGAAATTCCTGGACGTGATGAAAAGTGGGCATCCGAACAAAGAAGATTGCTTGGTGAGTTGAAGTTCAATCAAGAGGTTCTATGTAACTTCTTGGGTTCAAGTCTTACACTTATTGCATCTGACGCTATTGCACAAATGTCTGCTGATCCTATCATCTATCAGAAAGATGGACTTGATATATATGAAAAAGTAGAAAAAGATCACGCATACTGTATTATTGCAGACACAGCTAAAGGTGTTGGTGGTGACTATTCGGCATTTGTAATTCTTGACATATCTCAGATGCCATACAAGATGGTAGGCAAATACAGAAACAATCAAATCAGCCCACTTTTGTATCCGTCAGTAATTTACAGAGTCGGTAAAGAATACAATGAAGCATACGTTCTAATTGAAATCACCTCAAGGACAAATTGTCAATGGTGGCTTTGGTGGAGGTAAGACACAGTTAGGTGTTATTACAGACAAGAAAATCAAACGTATTGGATGTTCTAACTTCAAGTCTATGGTTGAAGAGAAAAAGTTAATAATTCGTGACGCAGATACAATAGCAGAGATTTCAACATTCATTGAAAGAAAGAATAGCTATTCTGCTGACGAAGGATATCACGATGATTTGGTTATGCCTTTAGTTCTTTTTTCATGGTTGACAACAAATTCTTACTTTAAAGATTTGACAAACATCAACATTAGAAAAGAACTGTACGATGCGAGAATTAAGATGATTGAGGAGGAAGTCACGCCTTTCGGCTTTATAAATAACGGTGAAGAAGAGAATCAAATGGTTGATGCGACTGGTCAAGTTTGGCAGGTAGAAAGCTATCAGAAATCTGATTTTTTATAAATAAATTAAACAAACCCACATCATTATAACAAGGAGAATTCAATGGCTATAAGTCTAATTTCACCAGGCGTTAAAATTACCGAACAAGATTTGGTAACGTCTAATCAATCAACTACATCTACAATCGGTGCATTTTCAGGACAATTTAATTGGGGTCCTATTGAAGTTGCGACTCAAGTTGCAAACGAAGGTCAATTGGTGGCCGAATTCGGTAAGCCAAATGCAACTAACGTTGTCGATTTCTTGTCGGCCGCTAACTTTTTAGGATATTCTTCACCACTTTTTGTTGTTCGTGTTGCAAACACAGCATTGAACGCAACAACAGAAACTGCAACTGGTTCTGGCGGCATCGGCGCTGGTCAATTGATTAAAAACGATGATGCATATATCGAATTGAGAATTGGCGATCAAGTTGTTATCTCTGGGCGTACAGCAAAAGTTACTGCAATTGCAAACACAACACACTTCACAATTGATTCTGCACACTTGACTGGCGCATCGGCTGCTTCTGGTACTCGCCGTTGGGAATTCTTTGATGAATTCAATGCCGCTCCAGGCACATCACTACAAGCCGCATCAGTTGGCGCATCTGGCGATGAAATGCACGTTGTTGTCGTTGACAAACTTGGCTTAATCACAGGTACAGCAAATACAGTTTTAGAAAAATACGAAAGCACATCTAAAGCAGGTAATGCAAGAGCAGAGAATGGTGGTAATAACTACTACAAAGACCTTATCAATGATCGTTCAGCATGGGTTCGTTGGACAGACCATGATGGCGCTGGTACAAATTGGGGTACAAATCTCACAACAGCAAACGGCACACCAACAACATACACTTCAGTAACTGTTCCTAAGAACTATGACTTCAATGGTGGTTCTGATGGTGTGGCTGTAACCGATGGTGATCGTGCTACTGGTTATTTGAAGTATTCAAACAAGTCTGAAGTTCCTGCAACAATCATCTTTGCTGCAGAAGCAACTGCAATCTCTGCATGGGCTGCCACAGTTACACGTTCTACATACGCAGTCGCAGACAGCGGATGGAAATATCAGTACGACAAATACAATGACACATATGTTTATGTTCCATTGAACGCTGACGTTGCTGGTTGCATGGCACGTAATGACTTTAATCAAGAGTCATGGTTGTCTCCAGCTGGATTCAACAATGGTCGTATTCAAAACTTAGTTCGTTTGGCATTCAATCCAACACAAGCAGAGCGTGACACATTGTACAAAGTTGCTGTAAATCCAGTAATCACACAAGTTGGTCGTGGTACAGTATTGTTTGGTGACAAGACATTCGTGACTAGAAACACATCTACAAACAGAATCAACGTTCCTAGATTGTTCATTGACTTGCAAAAGACAATTGGTGAAGCCGCAGACAATGTATTGTTTGACCAGAACGATGAAACAACAAGATCAAACTTTGTTAACTTAGTTGTTCCATATCTAAGAAGTGTTCAAGCCCGCCGTGGTTTAGCCGCATTCAGAGTTGTTTGTGATGCAAGCAACAACCCTGAAGATGTTGTAAACGCTAACGAATTTGTTTGCGATATTTTCGTACAACCAATTCGCTCTGTTAACTTTATTCAACTTAACTTTGTGTCTGTAAGAGGTACTGCTACATTTAATGAAATCGCAGGATAAATAATTACAGAAGACAAACAAGGAGAATAAAATGGCAGAATTTTCAGTAACAAAGTTTAGAACGGCTCTAGGAGCCGGTTCTAGACCGAATCTGTTTAAGGTTCAAGTAACACCGCCAAGAGCGAGTGGTTACGATGTAGCAAGTTTTGAGTATTTGTGCAGATCAGGATCGTTACCATCAGCTACATTGGGAACAATTGAAATCCCAATGAATGGTGGACGTAGATTAAAATTGGGTGGAGACAGATCATACGCTGAATGGACTTCAACTATTTTAAATGACGAAAACTTTAAGATTCGTAGCGTAATGGAAAAGTGGCAGAATGATATCGTTAAAACAAATTTTGAAATCACAGGCACTTTAGGCAACAGATCCGCTAAAATAGGCGGAACTGATGCTGATGGTCTTTATGGCACAGTTCAAATCTATCAATTGAAAGAAGATGGTACTTCAGTTGTGGCTGGAGGTTATCGATTAGTAAATTGCTGGCCTAGCGACATTTCTGCTATTGATTTGTCGTATGATACTACTGATGCGGTTGAAGACTTTACTGTAACTTGGACATACGACTACTTTGAAAATGGTTTTAGCGCAGATGGCGATGTTGCTATTCCAGTACAAACAAGAGGATAATAAAAATGTCATTCGCAACACTAACACAATTAAAAACAGCGTTAAATAGAGGCGCTAGAGCGAATCTATTTGAAATCAACATTCCATTTCCATCATTGATTGCGTCTACTGATTTACCTACTGACGCTACAGGCACAGTTAAAGTTCTTTGTAAGGCTGCCGCAGTTCCTGGTTTTACTGTAGGTACAATTGAAGTGCCGTTCAGAGCAGGTAGAAGAATTAAAATTCCTGGAGACAGAACATTTGCCGATTGGACAGTTACAATTATCAATGATGAAAATCACGCAATACGCCGTGCATTCAATGCTTGGATAAATTTGATTTCAAAAGGAAATTACGATTCGCAAACAAAATCGACAGTTCAAGATTACTATAAAGACATTACTTGTGTACACTTAAAAGGTGATAACTCAGTTTCTAGACAATATAGATTGAACGATGCATTTCCAACAGACGTTAGCGCAATCGATTTGTCTTTTGACAGCACAGACACATTATCAGAATTTACAGTAAACTTCCAATATCACTATCTACAGGCTGGTAATGCAAATGATGCCTTTGCCGATGCAGGTGATATGACATTATCAACATAAATTTCTAAATTGAATGAAATTTACGCAACATAAATAATTGCGTAATAGTGTCAATAATGGGGGCTATTACGCCCCCATTTTTTTTAGAGAGAACAAAACATGGCGATAAAACTTTTTGGATATAAAATTGGTAAGGATGATGTTGAA